CCCCAGACTAATACAGTTCCAACTCGTCCTGTGGCTTGTACACCCAGTGGGTAAACCTTCGCCCCTGCGGTCTCGGTTGTCTCACCTAGTGCTGTAGTGCCCTGAACGCCTGTTACGTTGACATTCTGTTGGAGCAGTACCGTTATGTTGCCGAGTGTAGCGGTGGCTTCTAAGCCTGTAGCATCGAGTGAGGAATCCCCGATTATCTCTACATTGCCCGCTGTGGCTGTGGCTTCTACTCCAACGGCAAAAACATTGACCTGAGTTATCGGTCCTGCTGTGCCTAGCGCCGTTGTACCTTGAACGCCTGTAACCGCGACAATAGCGTCGGCTTCTACTAGTGGGGTTCCGATCTCGCCTGTAGCTGCATTGCCGAGAGCTTCTATTGCTCCATCGCCATTAACTGCAATATTGCCAAGGGCTGTGATAGCTTCAACCCCTACAGGGAATACCCCAACACCCTCGCCTACAGTGACCGAGCCTACTGCGCCTATGGCAGCAAGACCTAGAGATTCACCCCAAGCCGCCTGTCCCCAGACTCCACGACCCCAACCACCCAAATAAACCGTGGCGTTCCAGACCGTGTACCCCGTCTCACCTGTAGCACTAAGCCCAGTAACCAAGACGTTTGCATCTGCTTGAGCAACGGCTGTGCCTAGAGCCGTAGTAGCTTCAACACCCGTAAGGGTGACAACTGCATTACCTACAACACCTACCGTCCCTACAGCACCGGTACCGATTGGCAGAGCATTACCTTCGCCCCACGAATCTGTACCCCAAGAGCTGTATCCCCAACCGGAGAGTGGGACCGTAACGTCAGTCATAGCACCCTACTCTTAGGCGATACGAATAATAGCGTTGCTCGCATCAGCGGCAGGGAACACAATAGTAAAGTCACCCGCAGTAGAGGTCTTGTCCGCACCAAAGTCCAGAACTGCAACAGCAGGGTTAGTGCCACCGTCAGCCAAGTAAATCAAAGCGCCACGAGCAGTAATAGTCGCTGTAGACCATGTAGTATCCGCAAAGTCCAAGAAAGCTGTAGTGCCGGTAGACGTTGGGACCTGCGAAATAGTTAGAGTGTTGCCGCCCGCAGAGTAACCTGTGCCTGAAACTTCGTTAGTCGCTGAATACGCTGTAGTAGTCGCATCTAGCGTAGCTGCTGAAGTAAACAAAGCAATCTTAAATACTTGTGACGTGCCGCTGCTAAAGTCGAAAGTGCCATCAAGCACGCCAACTTTGAACGATGTAACCATAGCTTGTGTGATAGCCATTTCTCTTTCCTCTTAAATTAACGCGGTTCAATCCTGACCTGACCGGAGCGGTACATGTCTTCCCGCATCTTGCCATCGCCTAGGTTCTTTAATAACGCCATAGCGTCGATATACATCTTCTGGTACAGAGCCACCATATCCGGCTCACCCTTAATAAAGCGTATTGCCTCGACCAAAGCGCCGTTGAGCAATGCAGAATCAAACTCATCGCCTAGCCATGTAGTACCGGCAGTAACGATAGACTCAGGGTAGTATCCGTAATGCAGCTCCACTTGGTAGCTAGCGTCCGGTGTTGGGCCTATGATAAACGCTGTATCGTCAAAAACGCCGTAATGCTTGGGTGCGCCAGTATCCGTTGGACCGGGATACGCTTCTCGTATGAAGTTAACGTCTTTGTTCAGCAAGTAGGAATAGTTCCCATCACCGTCAATAACCGCCAAAGAGAAGGGGTACAAAAAGTCCGTAGGGTACACCAAATACTTGTTTCCAGAGGTTAAGTTGCCCGTCTGGTTACGACGCAAAGCAGGAATCTGAACAGTGTTATATATCTTCTGCTCGGCCTGCTGCGTGAACATAGCTAGCTGGTCATCGGTAAACGACTGCTCGCAAATGTCCTCAATATTGGTTTTAAGCTCGGTGTAATTCACCTGCTACTCCTTAAGCCATTGGGCCTCGGGCCATAGTACCTTTGGTTGCCGCACCGACACCGCGAACTTTAACACCGCTAGTCTTCATATCTTTAGGCGGTTGGTTGCAGCAATCAGCGACGCTGTACTTTACTGGCTCGTTAGGAAACTCAATTACCTTCGGAGCTTTTACGTTTGATCGTGACTTCATTTTCATTTCTGTCTCCTAGCTCGTAGTTACTGTTACGGTCCCTACGGCGCCTCTTCCTTCCAAATTGTCTGGCGTAAGTCCAAAAGGATCGTTTAGTCCTACTGGGTCCCATCCCCATTGAATATCCCTACTAGCTACCAATTCCGCTGAATCTGGTCTGGGGTCCCGTAGCGCCTGTGGGTCTTCTACTGGGAATTCTCCTAGTCTGTTCTGGGGCTGGTCTGGGTTCCAACACTCGGGGCATGCCTTGATGTTGGTTTTATTGCCCTTGATGACTAACTCTTTGAGTTCCCTAAGTTTATACTGAAACCCGCAAACATCACAGATGGCAATCGCTTTTTGGCCTGACGCATACTTGTAGCTCATGCCTACCTCACGCCATAAATACGGGGCACTAAACTAAGCGCCGCCTTTTCCCTATCCTCACCTGCCGCTAGCTCAAACTGTCGCTCGTACTCTGTCTGTAACATGGGAATACGGGGCATTAAATCTGGGTCTTTCTGCGCTATGTAATACGCAAGCCCTGCAACGAGGCAGGGTAGGAAACGGAAGTTAATATCTGCGGTCTGAACACCGCTACCCGCGTCCTCAATACGGCGCATGCGCCAGTACTTTAAAATATAGTAGGGCGACGCTAACGTCCCCTGATCCGGCACAGGCCATACAGTTACCGAAGGATTAACCTGCCCACGGTCTACATAAAGCTGTATTGGGCGGCCCTGTGAGAGCTTGTTAGGAATACTGGAGTAGGTAGAGACGCTGATACGCGTGATGTTCAGGTCAGACTGGGTAGTGATACTCCCGTCGCCTGTGCGCACTACGTGCTCTAGTAAATCTATAGTGTCGGCTGGCAGGTCGTATGTGGCAGTGCCTTGAGCAAGGTTTAACGTACCCTCCTCGATAGTCCACATGTTAATGCCGCGATTCTGCCATTCAATAGTCAGCAGGTTCATAGATCGACGCGCTGTGCGCAAGTCGTATCCAGATCGCATTTCCCTACCGGCACGTTCCCACGCTTCTTCCGCAATCTCGGTGAAGTCTAGGTTAAACGCTGTAGTGCCAGAAGTTGCCATTATTTCTTCCTTTTCAAAGGCTTAACCCGTTTGGGTTTTCCTGCCGGTTGCCCTAAGCGCTTCTTCTGCGCTATACGGGACTTCTTTTCTGCCGCTGTCATTTCACCAGAGGTCTTAGGCGTTTTACTGGAGACACGCTTGGTTGGTCTACAGTACGGGGTTCCCCGCTTCTCGCCCTCTTTGCGGCCACAGGCTTTGCCTGTACGGACATCTTTCCAGTCTTCTTTGAACCAACGCTTTAGCGCGGCTCCTTTTTCTGTCTTACGAACGGCCACTGGCTTTCTTCTTCCGGCATTTGGCTATAGCACCCGAGGCATACGCAGAAGGGAAGACTTTGTACGATGCCTTCACCTTGCGGTAACAGTCGTCTTTGACCGTACCGCCTTTCTTAAACGTAATGGGCTTCATTTTGCCCATGCCCCGGCACTTCATCATACCATGCGACCTTTAGTGCGGCCTCGGATAGCGCAGCCGTCACCTACACACCCGCCAGCGGCCATTTTGTTCATCTTGCGCTCTTCCATAGCCTTTTCGGTGTCAATGCGGTAAATCTCATCATCGAGGTTACGCATAGTCTTTTTGGCTTTAGTCATTCCGCCCATGTTCATTCTCTTAGTTCCGCAACCAGCCATACCGCCACTCCTGAACTTACGGCCTTTATCGGCCTCAACGTAATCTTCCCCCACGCTTTGTGGGATTCCTACCTTCTTGGCAAACTTGGGGTTATTCGCCACCGCTGCCATCAGGTTGTGTTGTTTCTTGCTCTTGCTTGGCATCTTTCTTTCCGCCTTTAATGCTAACTAAAGTAGGCTTTGGTTCGTCCGTCTCTTCTTCGTGAAAAGCTTGTAGAGCAAATGCAAACTCTAAAACCTCTTCTGGAGTCCAACGACCTTTAGAATAACTCAGAATGGCTAATGCTACGTCTACCATCGAGTATTCTAAGTCTTTCATTTAGTTACCATTTTACCTTATCCGCCCAGTAGGCTGCGCTCATCTTACCCTTGGCAATGTTCTTACCGTGTCGGGCTTTAAATGATTTGCGCTTGGCCTTCATTCTAGCAGACTCACCAGACTTAGGCTTACCAGCAGTAGACGCGCCTTGCTCACCAAACCGAATGATCTTTTCCTTCCCGCCTTCACAAGCCTTAACTATGTGAGACTTTTTGGGGTGAGAAGGAGTTCTCTTCGGCTTATTACAAGCCATCGCTTTCTTGTCAACTTGCTTAGCCATTAGCTGTAGAACACCGTCATCGCAGCAATATTCGTGAGCAGTGTGATTGTTACGTCACTTTCACAGCGAATACCGTAATCTGGGATGTTTATAGAGTGCGAATCGTCAGCAATAAAGTCGATGTCCAAAACCGTGCGGCCACCGGCCCCATCAGTAATCGTCAACCTACCTGCGCCAACATTACTAGTAAGCACTTGAACTTGGCGTATACGAGCGGGGCCTACGCCCAAGCTACCGGTACCTCCGGCAGCAACCCGTTTGGTTTGAATATCTGAACTAGACATGGGTCTCTCCTCTAGTTAGTAAGGATTAACCTGCCGAGATAGATAGAGTACCAGCATTGTTCCAGATAGCGCCTGCAACACCCGGATCAGAAGTAGGGATAACAATTACATTAGCTGTGCCAGTAGCAGTGATATTGCCATCGGCAGTTTGAAAACCGTTAGTCGAGATGACTGGGCCTGTAAAGGTAGTATTCGCCATTTTGAGAATCCTCACATGCGAGTTAATTTTGGGGTGCATCTGTCTGCATGTCGTCAGCCGGGACTGTCAGATACACCGGATGACCCCGGTACAGTTACTATATACCATTTCGGATATAAGTACACAATACTTAAACAAAAAAAGCCCACCTGTGGGGGGTGGGCTAAGACTCTTCAAGGGAGATAAAACAGTTTTACAATATCACTTAAGTCGGGTCTCGTAAATGTTTCTTACCCACCATATAAACATATCTTCACCAAGCGTGTGTTTCATAGTATTTACCCTAGCTGCGAGTAGCTGTACGTTTTCCCGTACGTAAGGGCCTTGGGGGTTTATACGGTCTATCGAGGCATTAAACTCTTTCTTCTTCCTGTCGCCATAGATGCCATCTCTTTGATGAGTCATAAGCACGCCAGATAACGCGCATTTGCCGTCTTGCATTTCCCACAGGTCAATAACATCTTCCGTGGTTAACTCGTATTCGACGCCCTGTTTAAGACGTTGGGATTTTAGTTGGGTGTTTAGTACTCGAAGGTAGGATTCAGGGGTAGCGGAGGTTTTTCTTGCTCTTTGCGCTATAACGCACGACTGGCAGACGCTACGAACAAACCCTTCTTTAAAATGCTCGAACTGGGACAACAGCCTAGTTTTGTTGCAAGAAGCGCATATCCTAGAATTTTGT